ACGGGCGTGAACTTGAAGTTGAAATAGATGTGCCCGTTGTCGATATTCGCATTCGAATTCAGGTCGGGGTCAGCCCAGCACAGGCCGCCCAGGATGGCGCCCTGCGTCGTCAGGCCACGCAGATACGCGTTCACCTTTTCCACGACTTCCGTCACGTAGTTTTTCGTGATGCCCTGGTCCACGGCCCACAGCATCGCCGCCTGCAGGCTGTCGTTGATGATGTCCTGCGTGCGCACGACGCACAGGAACTTGCCCGACGTGGAACGGTTGCCCCACAGGCGATATCCCGACTGGCGAATGATGGTCGAGACATACGACGCGTTCAGCAGGTTCGCACGGGACGACGGGTCGCCCATCTTGAAGTCAATGGCGCGCGCCGTGGCCTGCACGCCGTTGAGTTGCTGGTTCGACGGCGACCACCACCAGCCGTTCGCGTTGTCGCTCGCCGCGATCAGGCCGGCGACGGCCGCGCTGGAATATGACGTGACCAGGTTGCCCGCGCTGTTCGTTTTCACGAACATGGGATCGACCAGATACACGCGGTCGTTCGCGAAGTCGCCAGCTGCAGCAATGGCGTCGGTGTCCGTGGTGTTCGGGCCGTCCTGGATGATGACGCCGCGCAGACGCTGCGCAATCGGGATCAGGTCCGCCACGGCGGCGTTGCCCGCCATGCCGATGGTAGCGCTGAACGTCGCGCCGTTGCCTGCGCCTGCGCCGGCCGGCAGCGCGAACGACGGCGCGGCGGTGTATCCGCTGCCCGACGACGTGATAGCAACGCCGGTAACTTCGCCGCCCAGGACAGTGGCTTGCGCTGCCGCGCCGCTGCCGCCAGTGCCGCCCGTCACCACCATGTCATAGGTGCCGTCCGTGTATCCGCTGCCCGCAGCCGTGACGTTCACCGCGATCACGCCGCCCGTCACGCGCTGATGCGTGAAGCCAGGCGCGATCAGGATGCGCGGCGCGAATCCCAGGATGGACTGCGCGCCCAGGAATCCCTGCATGCCCAGGTACTGGCCCGTGTTCGCATCGACGCCGCCGAGCACGTTCGCCAGGGTCGTGTTGTCGTCAGCGCCTTCATCGACGCGCACGACAACGACGACGGCGCCGGCCTGCTTAAGAATCGAATCCAGCGCATCGGGCAGGGTGCCTTCACCCGTGCCCAGGGTATCCAGCTTCGCGGCGGTCGCCTGGCTGCCTGCGATCAGAACCGGCGTGTTCAGCGGGAACACGCTGGGGTCGGCGTTCGGCGCAGTGCCCACGATGCCGATGATGGACGTTGCCACCGTCGTGATGGGGTTAGCGCTGTTGCCGCCAGAAACGACTTCGACGCCGTGAAGAAAAGTATCAGCCATGTGTGTGTCCTGGTAAGGATCGGCTTTAGAATTGCCGGCATTTTCTCGCCGTCGCGCGCTCCGTTCCTCTTGTGGGTTCTTCGTCCGCGCGCACAAAAAAGCCGCCCGTGAAGGGCGGCAAACAGGGGCGCTGCGAAAATCGTTTAGGTTTTGATGATGTAATTCATCACCAGCGACGGCTGCACGTTCGTGTGCGCGCTGCCGCTGCCTTGCGATGCGTTCGTGATCGAAATGCCAGTGGTCGAACCCACGTTAGTAAGCGTGATTCCCGTGGATGCGCCCGCATTGTTAATCGACATCCCGGTGCCAGCAGCATAGGTGTTAGAACCTCCCGATGAACCGCCGCTGCCATTTCCGCCCAGGTCAAACGGCAAACCTCCGTTTTGCACCATCGTAACGCCTGGGTACGAGTGTGCATGCCCTGGGTCGCTCAGGCTGTTCGCATGCGAGTGCGCCGGATCGTGCAGACTGTTCGCATGCGTGTGCCCGTTGTCCGTCAGCGTGTTCGCATGCGTGTGCGTCGGGATTTCCGCGATGGACAGCACATGCACTTCAGCGCCGCCCGATGCGCCCAGCAGCGTTCCGTTCATGCCGCTGCCGCCAGCGGTCAGCCGGCCGGCTGCGGACGTTGCGCCCATCAGGTCGTGACCCACGGCAGCGCGCCCGCGACGGTCCGGAACGTTGAACGTCGTGCTGCCGTCGCCGACGCCGTGCGGCGCGATGACGATGGTGGCATTCGACGTGCTGGTGGTCGGCGCGGCCGACAGCGTGATGCTTCCAGACGTGACGGCGGTGATGGTCGCGCCGGCCGGAATGCCTGGGCCGGAAACAGGCGCTCCGACAAGCGAAGTCGGCAGCGCGGTCAAATCCTGAGACAGCGATGTGATGGTGGTGCTTCCGCTCGCAATCACTCCGCTGACGGAAATCGACAGCGCCGCGAACAGTCGCGCATATGATGTGCGGCTTACTGCAGCGCCGTTCGCCCACAGATACCCTGGCGGCAGGTTAATGCCGGAATATTCGAAAACGACGCCAGGCGCTGAATCAATAACATCTTCCGCAAGGCTCATACCTTTCCTTGGTTATGGAAATAAATTCCCGTTACGCGTATTCATAGATAATCATGATGCCTGGGCTTCCAGCGCCGCCAGTGCTTCCCGCCTGGCCCGCGTATTGCGAGCAGCCGCCCCCGCCAGCACCATACCCTGTTGCTGCCACACCAGCCGCACCGCTTCCGCCAGGGCCACCCTGCCCAAACGGGGAATCTCCACCACTGCCGCCAGCAACTTGCTGCGTGGCCGAACCCAAAACAATAATGCCGCTTCCTGATTTGCGGAAAGTCTGATTAAGCAGCATGCCGCCCGTAATGGTTGCGGGAGTTGAGACAACAGCAGGGGGTCCAAATTGCGGCGCCGCATAAGTCGATGCGATGCCACCTGAACCAGCGATGCCGCCGAGAACTGTGAGCAGACTGCCGAAAGAGGTATTCCCACCGCCGCCGCCACCTCCAGATGCGCCTGACGCCGCAGGACCGGCAGCGCCCGCCGCACCAATAGTTACAGTCACACCGCTAAAGCCCGCTGTGAAACGTGCCTTTGCGTATTGACCAGACGTTCCAGAAGTCGCAGCCGATGCTTGTCCGCTACCTGTCGCGGGACAGCCGCCACCGCCTGCGCCGCCTCCCACTGCCTCAACGATGATTGACGTGGTGCCAGCGGTCGGCGTGTATGTGCCGTTTGCGGTGAAAACCTGCACGCCAATCAACCGCCCATGCGTGTTGGCGCCAACCCACGCTGTCGTCGGAATCTTCGCGCTGCTGTCCCCAGCGCCTGGTGCTGTCGCAATCGTGTCGCCGCCAAACAACTGCAGCGGCCCCGCTAACACGTCGCCGGTTTTCTGCACTGCGTTCGCGACGTTGAACGTGTTGAACCGATAGACGGTGAACACGTCGGTGGCGACTGCCGCCTGCGTCAGCGTGATGGTCGGGCTGACGGTCGCGGTGAAGTCGCCACTTTCCAGCATCGCGCCGTTCTTCTCAATGATGAACGCGCCAGGTGTGAAGCCGCCAGGAACGGTCAGCGTGTTCCCGGTCTGCCCAGTGATGGTGATCGCAGTGAATGCCGCCTGCCCAGCCTGCGCGCTTGCGAACGTTGCCGTGGTGCCGTCGCTGCACACGATAACGGTCGGGTTTCCTTGCGGCAGAACGACGCCAGCGCCGCCGTTCGGCTTCACCGTGATGTTGTTCGTTCCGCCCTGGTTATTGATGATGATCCAGTTGCCGGACTGCGCGGGCAAAACCAGGTTGATGGCTGCGGTGGGGGTGCCCGTCAGCTTCAGGATGGCGCATCCATACTGCGCTGCAGTCAGCACGATATCGGCATTCACGCCGACATTGACGGCTGCAATTCCATCCGTCGCGTTGAACACGGCCGCCATGTTCGCGGCCTTCGTCGTTGCATCGCCGATAGGAGCGGTCGGAATCTTCGCGAAACCGCCAGTGATGGACGAAATCACCCACGCGCCGCCGTTGGTCGAGTTCAGCGCCATGTTCAGCTTTGCGCGCACGGATGCGCCGGCCGGCAGTTCGCCGCCCACCAGCGGCACATGGTCGCCGCCGTACAGGGGCAGCGTTGCGAGCGCGGGGCCGCCAGTGTTCGTAAGCTTCAGCGTCACCGCGCTGTTGTTCGAATACGCGACGCGGAACGAAACTTCCATGCCGTCCACCAGCGCCTGCGCCGGTTGCGGCAGACTCACCACGATGGCGTTCTGCGCACCGCTGTCGATGATGAATGACAGCGCGCCGTCGATGATGCGATTCAGCAGATATCGCGTGCGGTTCGCAAACGATTTTCCCGGCGTGTTCATGATGCCGTTCGCGCCGCCCAGCGCCGGGTCGGTCGTTTCCCACTGATACACGCCAGTGTCGAACTGGTCGCTTTCCGGGAGATTAGCCATTATTGTGCAAGTCCCATATTGTAAGAACCATCAAGCTTTACAGAACCGTCCAGCAGGAACGCGGCTGCGGTGAAATCCAGCGATTCCAGGTAGCAGCGGGCCGGCGCGGTATCGGCCAG